TCCGGATGAAACATCGTATTGCGCGGAAGCGGTGTAGGAGGGGACACCAATCAATGAAATTGACGAGTTGTTTGCGCCGTCCAGGTAAGCATAAGTCAAAGCGTTATAGGCGATACCGGAAACAATACTTACATTGGGCGAGGCAAACACCCGCACAGCGTGCGCCTGTTTTCCGTTGTTGGCGGTGCCCAAAACACCGGAAATCGCAGCCGAACCAATAACCCGCACACCAGCGTTGCCGGAAACCTGCCCTACCGCAGATTCCCAGTTATTTTCTGCATGGTAACCGGCGATAATGGACCCCTCAGCATTGTTCATATACAATGCCTCTTTTTTGGCTGAAAGACCGGTGCCACCAAAAATTTTGCAATCAGCAAGATTGGAATAAATCCCGTATTGTCCATGCCGTGTAGTGGGGGAGTAAATTTCAAGGCTTGAAGTGTCCCCGGTGGATGCCTCAGTGAAGATGCCGTTGTACACCGTATTTGTTGAGGTCATGGTGACAACGGGGGAATAGAGTTGACATTCAAAGGCACCATCAATCCAAATGCCATGACCGTTTCCAACCTGATCGCACATTTGGTTGGAAACAACTACGTTATAGACAGCAACACTACTGGAAGAACTTTTCAAACGCAGACCGGCATTTAGAAAGGTGAGTCCATCAAGTTTGAGTCCTTTGATAGTTTTGTCATGGGTGGCACCGTTTACAGTCAACCCGTAATCGGTTCCTACAGGAAATTCAATCTCCGAACCATGACCGGAAATGCGGCCAAAAACAATATGATCCGTTGGGGCAATGCTGAGTCCGGCTGTGACTTTGTATTTCTTGCCACCTGGAAACACTAGATCACCGGGACGATTTGCCCGGGCAGTTGCCCATTTCAGCAACGCGGCATTGATAGCCGCCGTATCATCCGTAATACCATCCCCGATTGCCCCTTCATTGAGAATATTTAGGGATTCGTGCACCTGCAAGGCAAACCGGGCGTCAAGGGCAACACCTGTCGCTGTGCCACCGTTTCCGACAAGACCGGCAACGGCGGCGTCATTGAGCGCGGCAAGTTCCGCTTCAACATCGGCCATGAACTGATTGAACAGGGTTTGCCACCCGGTTTTAGCTGTGTTGATATCAGCCTCAGCGGTGTCCATGCGGGTATCAACTGCGGTTTCGTGCGCCGCGATCGCGGCGTTGACGCTTGCCTGAAATGCTGCAATGGCCGCGTTGGTGCCGGTTTCAAACGCCTCTATTGAGGCATCGATGGTTGTCTTGTATTCGGTAATGGTGTTTTCGGCGTTTTCGATACCGGCGTTGAATTCCTCAATGATGCGTTCCATTTCCCCATCGAATTCGGGACGCAACGTATCGTTGATGTAATCACGCAGCAAATACAGGATTTCCAGATAGGTTACCCCGTCCCGGTAGGTAAACGGGGTGATGTTGTTTATCGGGCCAATCCTAAAAGGGAAATCCGTAATAGCCATAACCGTAGCCTTGCCTTTCAGTGAATTCGTCCCCGTTTGACCATATCAGCATAAACAGCGATTCCAGTTCTTCAAGGATCATCATATCGATGTTCACCAGCGTTTGACGATATTGAGCTATCAACACCGCTGAATGACCTTGGAAACCGCTCGTTGTGCTGTCTACTGTGCCGTTTTGTGTTCCGGAATTCGTTTCCGTCGTTGTGCTAGCTGCGAGTGCATCGGATACCGAATCTTGAGCGCTTGAGGCGTAATCCCCGTCCCCTGCCAGCCGTGTTTGCGGGAAATCCGAGGCAACCACCCTGGATTTCGCACCGCTGTTTGATTCGTTGGTGGAATTCCCTTCACCGGTTGTTTCCCCTTCACTTGTGGAAAGGTTCCGTATGTTGATGGTTTCCAGCGGATTCAGGTCAATATCGGACAAAACGTAGTGCTGATTGTACAGGGGCATGATGAGATTCATTTTTCGCCGGTAGGCGAGTTTGAACATTTCAATTGTTTCTTGTCCTATTTCCCTGTTCCAAAACCAATCCTTTATGGTCTGATCCAGGGTTTCCCGGTATTCCTCTTTCCATATCGGATATTCGGCATCCAGTAATTCAGGATCAATCGCTAGAGCATCTTTTAGGGTGATAGTAAAGGTTGCCATTTCTACACTCCCTCTAAGTAGGGAATCGCCAACTGGGGTGTTTCAGGGGCGTCAAGGTTGAAGCGTACCGAGACATTCAATCGCTTGTACATGCGGTTGATTTGTTCGCATGCCTGGAGTCGGGCGTTCATGTTGATTGCCCGCGTTGCCGCTATTTGCTGATCGTTGGCTGACACTTCATCGGCAACGAGCCTTTCGCGTTTTTCCTGATTGGCATTGTTGATGCCAAGCAGGGTCATGCATTCATTCCACATTTTCACCTTGGCGATTTGCAGGTTCGGCAGCATTTCAGGGTGTGGGGCAAGGTCCATCACGTCAATATCTTCCATGTTCAATTGCCGTGTACCGAAAACAACCTCCTGCCCTTCCATCATTTGCCGAACAATGTTCACCCATGATTGACGCTGATCCTCAGTCGTGCGGATAACCTTTGTTTGCCGCATGTTCCGCGCACAAATCTCAATGGTGCGGTCAATGTCGGCAAGTTTCTTGGAATACAGCATCACAATATCCAGGTCCGGTGTTCGCAAATAGTTGCTCCAAATCGGCACACAATTCTTTGGCCCCAATGTTTTATTAATCATTGCTCCACCGGTTACCGTGAAACTCGTTGGGTTATCATACATATTCGTCCTACCCGCACCCGATGCCCTCAGCGTCAAATACCGGTCAATATCCTTATCCCAATAAAACACTGCCAAACCGTGATAAAACAACGTCAATTCCAGGAAACGCTCATCAATGGTATCGGGCAAACCAACCCACTTAAAACGATTAGCACACAACTCAGTCAACACCCGCAAATACATACGTTCCGTAAGTACCTGCTGATTGTTGGTAGGGTTGTTCCGCTGCCCACCATTCAAGTGCGGCTCATAATACTGAGTAAAAACCAAATCATTCTTTTTCTTAGCCATTGGATACCCTGCTTACATAAGCCACGAGAATAACGTGGGCGATGATTACTAGTGCCAATCCGGCTGTGCGCCACGCACTCATAATTGTATCCCTGCCACGATTGCGTTGTCTGCTATGTCAATGTTTCCTATGTCGGCGGGGTTGTTCCAGACTGTGACGCCTTTTTCAAAGATTCCGCGTATTGCCTGTTTGAATGTTTCGGGGCATTGCGCGGCTGTGATGTAGGTTTCCCGCAGTTTCCAGTAGGTGAATCGAGTCATGACCATAAGGGAACTAGGCATTTGACCGAACATGTTTATTTGGTAACCGTACCGCAGCCAGTACTCACCAATGGCACGCATTGCCCCGGCGTTGAGCATTTTGACTTTGATGTCGTATCCCCATTTGTAGGTGGCAAGGTTGAAAGCGTCCCCGCCAACCTGACCGGCTGTTGTTGGTTGGATCAGCCTAGCGTCCTGGACCTTGGCATTGATTGCCCCGATTTGGTTTTGGTAATCCCCGCGTGCCGCATAATCCGCATAATTCTTATTGGTGTCCCGAACGTATCCCTGTTGCTCCACCGTGGCCCGGTTGGAGGAACTAGACAGATTGTTCGCAATACCCAAGGATTGATTGTTTTGGTTGACCTCAATCGCCCATGAGGCAACCTGATTGGCTACCCCCGTCAATGCCCCGGTAGCTGCCCCCACCGGGCCACCCTTGGCACCCCCGGCAGCACCGGAAACACCCGAATTGATGGAACCCTGCAATGCCCTCCACGATGCCGTTTCGTTGGCAAGGGACGTGTTTTGTGTGGCGGCGTTGATGCCGAGACGGTTCAATTGCTCGGATAGTTCCATCCCTGAGGTTGACTGATCGTAGGCCATTTGGTTGCCGGTTAGTGCGCGTTGCTGGGACCATTCGGCGCTGGCATGCTGGAACGCTATGCCGTGGGTGTTCGCAGCCGCGTATTGGATGTACCCGTTGTTGACA